CAGGCCTTGATCAACTATTACGGTTTTGACCGCGTGATTATTCTGTCAGTTGAAGACCAGGTCAACAATATGACCCTCCAATTCTTTGGTGAAGCTGGGGCAACTCTGACAGAAAAGATGGCTGAAGAGCATCAAGTGGTGCCTTCTGCATTTGACTCTAAGAATTTTGGCTTCTACATTGGTCAAGGAGCTGCTTTTGCAGTCTTTGAGAGTGAAAAGGCCTTAGAAAAGTCTGGTTTGACACCAAAAGCCGAGCTTCTTGGGGCGTATACCGCTGCCGAAGTAGCCAAAAATGCCATTGGCCAAAGAGAAGATGGTCAGGGATTTACTCGGGCCATAAAAGGTGCCATTGAAATTTGTCAAATTTCGCCAGAACAAATTAAAATCGTGAAGACACACGGTACTGGAACAAAATCTAATAATGCTGCAGAAAAAGCATGCTTAGATCAGTTGCCGAGTGGGTTTGTAGCGACATCGTATAAGCAACGAATCGGCCATACGATGGGAGCGAGCGGACTTTTAGAGACCCTCTTGCTGTTCAATGATTTGGGGAAGGGCACTGTGCCTGAGATCTTGAATAGGACAGAAGAGGATCATGTATACCTCTCGCATCCGGTTGAAGTTCCTGATGGCATAGTGATGAGCTTGAGTGCTGGTATGGGCAATGTGTTCAGCGCCGCACTGTTCAACACAAGGATATAGATTATGCCATTGGTAGACAGCAAACAACAAATGCTCCAGGTCGGAGAGCTACTTAAACTAGCCTCTGAAAATACTCGATCAGAGTACCCGCCTGAATTTCTGTATGCAACCTTTGTCAAAGAAGTTCAGATGCCTGATAGCAAGTTCTTGCGCTACGGCAACACTCTTTACATTATTCATGGTTCGCCAAAAGATCCTCGTAAGGGTCAATTCAGAGCGTTAAATGCCGATACGGCAGAAAATTTTCTTCAATCTGGTTTCCAATTCGTCATTGACGCATACAAAGCCGGATTCGATGTAGTGGTCACGCAATTCACTGACCAAAGTCTATTAAATATCTTCCGAACTGTTTCAAAAAATCCTCCTAACCCTGGTATGGGTTATCAAGTCGAGATGACACAGGATGGTCAATACAGAGTGACCTTGCAGCTCGGAACACCACGTCAAGGAGTCAGATAATGGGTGGAGTCGTTTCAGCAATTGGTGATGCAGGAACATTAAACGCAACAGCAGCAGACGAAGACAGAGAAGGATTATTAGAATACGTTTCATCTGCAGCAGCAGCTGTTTATTCTGCATCTCTTGGTTTTGCTCGTAACATTGTAGTTAGCCCACAACAATGGGGTAAAATTATGGGTTACAACGAAGCTGGTCGTCCAATTTACACAGCAACCCAACCAAGCAACGCAGGTGGCGCAGTAAGCCCACAATCTTTGCGTGGCCAAATCAGTGGACTAGATATGTACGTATCACGTTCAATGACAGGAACTGGTGGAACTGGTCTAGGCGATTACTCAATGGTTGTATTGAATCCTGATTCATACACTTGGTACGAATCACCAAGATTGTCACTACGCACAGCAGTAATCAATACAGGACAAATCGACGTAAATTATTACGGATTTGGTGCCCTTGCTACAAAAATTGCAGCTGGCGCAAACTGGTTTAACAAAGCTTAAACCCTAAAACGTGAGGCTAGTCTCGCCCCTGTGGCTAGCCTCACCCTAAACGAGAGGAAATGAAATGCCAGTACTAGTAACAGCAGCTCAGTTAAGAGCTGTACTTGGCGTTCCAAATACTCTTTATGATGACACAGCATTAAACGCGATTATAGATACTTCAGAAGACGCTATTGGTGATTTTCTTATTCAATGGAAAGTCAATATAGATAAACACTATTCAGAAAAAGCAACCGAAACAACAATTCACACAACAAGACCCCACAAATTTTATGAAACACAAACAGTAGCCATATCAGGTGTTGAAGCACACGTAAACGGCAATAAAACAATATCTTCAATAGTGGATGATTACACTTTTAGAATTACAACAACAAGCGCACCAGTACATACCGATTATAGATTTGTTATACCTAATGGAATTGCTGCTGAAAATGATTTATCACAATACAACGGCGTAGCAGCTATAGAAGAAGCTGTGCTACAAATCGCTGTAGACGTATTTCAATCAAGACTAGCTGCAGGTGGCACACAACAAGCTTTAGATTACACACCAGCCCCGTACAGAATGGGTAGAACCCTTTTATACAAAGTTACAGGTTTAATTAGCAAATATATTGACTCTAATAGTCAAGTAGGTTAATTATGCCTTTAAGTACATTACGTTCAGACCTTAAAACAGCAATTACAGATAACACAAAATATTCTGCATACGACCACGTACCAGATATTATTATTCCACCAGCAGCTCTTATTTTAGCTGGTGACCCATACCTTGAACCAATTGCTATTGGTAATTCAAAGAATTGGTACGTAAGACTAACTCTTGAAATAGTCAGCACTACGTATTCAAACCCAAGCGCATTAACAAACTTGGAAGATGATATAGAAACAATCTTGGCACTTATACCGACTAATTGGGTTATACTGTCAGTATCTAGTCCGAGAATTAGGCAGACAAATAGCACAGATTTGCTATCTGCTGAAATCCAACTACAAACAGCCTACACAGGCTAGGAAAGGCAACAATGGCAACAACTATTTTAAGTGGTCGTCAATTAACTCTAAGTGTTAACGGAAATAACTACTCAGAACAAATTACTTCTTCTGCTATCAACTTTGATACAGAAAGATTAACTTTTGACACCCTTGCAGGCAAAGCCTACAAATACATAGACTCAAACGTTACACTTGACATTGAGTTTTTGAACGACGCAGGCGCATCACCAAACAGCTTGTACAAAGTATTATGGGACGGCACAGAGTCAGCCCCAGATACTACAATTGCGTTTATTATGACATTAAGAACTGGTGTAACATTAACTGGTTACGTATTGCCACAATATCCAAGCGTTACAGCTTCAGGTGCAGACGTACAAACTTGTTCAGTATCATTACAAGTTGTAGGTATACCAACCGAAGACCTAACAGCATAACAACAACAAACAGAACAGGGGCACACAAATGCTTAAACTAAAATTATCATGGGAATTAGAAACAGGTGAGAAGTTTGAAGAATGGACAAGACCAATCGAACTATCACTTGCAGAAAAAGAACTATATTCAGGCAAGTCAATTGTTAAAATACTTATTGAAGAAAGCACACCAAGTAACACATTACTTTTATTCTTGGCTCACAAGATTCAACAACGAGTTAGCAAGAAAATCGAAAACTTTGACTCTTGGAAAAGCAAAGTCACCGATATTGCTGCTTCTGATTTTGAGACAGCAAATTTTACCAAGCCCGAAGTATCGGGCGCACAGCAGTAGAACTAGCAATAGCAACTGGGATAACACCGGATTATTGGCTCAATGCCGAACCAGATATATGGGCAACGGCTATAGACATATTGAACGAGCAAAATAATGGCTAACGCAGTAGCTGGTAAAACCAGCAACACTAAAAGAACTATCAGGGTTAAAGTTGATGACTATGAACTACGTTCCCTTTTAGCCACGTTTAGTAAAATGGACGATATAGCTAAAAATGATATGAAAAAGATTGCTAATGATTTAGCAGAACGAGCAGCCAAATTTGTCACCTCTTACGCTTACAATGCACCTAACCCTGCACAAGCAGACGCTATAATGAAATCATTAAAAATTAACAGGTCAGACAAAGCACCTAATTTTACTATGGGTGGTAATACAAAAGTTACCCGAAGTGGTGCAAAGGCTGGTACGCTTTTATTTGGTACAGAATTTGGTTCTAACCGACTAAAGCAGTTCCCACCACGTAGCCCACGTAAAGGGCGTGGTAATCGTGGTTGGTTTATATTTGTTGCTTTAGAACGTTTTCAACCAATTATTGTACGCGAATGGTTACAAGGCTATGAGAAAATAGCAACCGAGTGGAAAGGTAGGGCAGCTTAAATGGCTGAGATTAGGTCGTTAAAACTTGCTTTACTTGCCGATACTAAAGATTTTATTCAAGGGCTTGATAAAGCCGATAAAGAAACCAAAACTTTTAGCAATAAATTAGATAACGCTTTACAAAAAGGCGCAGCAGCATTTCTTGCTGTTGGTGCTGCAGCTGGGGCTATGGCCATTAAGATTGGTATTGACGCTGTTAAAGCTGCTGTTGAAGATGAGAAAGCACAAAAATCTTTAGCAATAACTCTTAAAAACACAACTAAAGCCACAGATGCTCAAGTTAAATCTGTTGAAGATTATATTGACAAAACAGCACGTGCTACAGGTGTTGCAGATGACCAATTACGTCCATCACTTGACAGACTTGTTAGGTCAACTAAAGATGTTACAAAAGCACAAGCATTACAACAACTTGCACTTGATATATCTGCAGGAACTGGAAAAGATTTAGCCACAGTTACCGAGGCCTTAAGTAAGGGTCTAGATGGGAATTTAGGCGCATTAAAACGTATTGGCGTTCCCTTAAGTGAAAACATTATCAAATCTAAAGATTTTGATGCAGCAGTTAAAGAATTGAGTAATACTTTTGCAGGGCAAGCAGACGCAGCAGCTGAAACTTTTGAGGGTCGTATGAAAAGAATCAGAATTGCTATAGATGAAGCCAAAGAACAATTAGGTACAGCGTTATTGCCTTTGTTAGAAAGATTTGCAGATTTTGCTACAAAGAACCTTGTACCTGCTTTACAAGGTTTGGTAGATGGTTTAACAGGTGCAGGTAAAGGTTCACTTAGAAAAGCATTTTATGATGTTGGAACTGGTTCTGTTGAATTCCGTGATGATATGGATACAGTTCAAGGCGCAGCATATTTACTTGGAGAACAAATAAGAATTACAACAGGAATAATTGTTCAAATGTTAGATAAAGTTACTGGCGCAGCTGAGGGCGAGGGTTTTAAGAAATTGTTAACAGTTATAACAAGTGTTATTGCTGGTTTAGAAAAAGCCATAGAACTTTATAATCGTTTACCTGATTTTGGTAAATTGCTTATTAACCCTGTTGGTCAACTTGCACCTTTGGCTGGTGCAGCAAGTCAAGTACCTGGTGTTTTGAAAAATCAAAAACCTACAGTAGTTATAACTAACAATTTCAAAGGACCAGTAGACCAACAAAGTTTTGCTAGACAAACAGTTAAATCATTAAATACAGCAACTAATACTTCGGGTTTGAGAGCTTTTGCTAACTAATGACAGTCTTCACACCGACCTATAGAATTACTATTGCAGGTGTTGTACAAACCTCAACAACTTTACAAGACGGCACAATTACTTATGGTCGTAACGATTTCTTTGAAGCAACTCAGCCTAGTTATTGTAATCTAGAAATATTAAATCTTGATGGTACAAGCCCAGTAGTTGAGTTATTAGACACAGTTGTTATTGAAGTACAAAACACAGCAGGTACTTTTGTTAAGTTGTTTACTGGTGAAGTGTCAGGTGTTTATAACAGGTTTGAGGGCGCTGGTTTAGGTGGTAAGCCTAATACTTTACAGATTCAAGCAATTGGTGCTCTTGGTTTACTTGTTAAACGTTACGCTGGTGGTGTTGCTTATCCAGAAGAATTAG